ACCTGCCCGATTCGGCGGTGCTCGCGATGGTCTGGCAGTGGGACGTCCTTGATCCTTCATGGGCGACCGGTATCGCCGCCGGGGAGGCATGGGACTCGAGCACGAGTATCGACCTGCTGACCGATATCGACACTCTAACTTCGCAGCAGAATGACGCTACCAGTGTCAGTGACTTCGATACCTACCGCGCACTGATCGCGAGCTCCGTCCCGCTCCATCAGATGCGCGGGACGCCGGCGGCGATCTTGAGCGCGCTGAGCCAATTGGGCTTCACGAATGCGATATTGCAGGAGGGGCAAAACAGCTGGGGCGGCACGAACTGGCCGGTAATTCAGGGTTGGGCGGTCTTTCGGGTGGTGATACCACTCGCGCCGGGGCAGACCGTCACAGCGCAGCAGATTACCCAGATTACCGGGGCGGCGAATTTCTGGAAGAACGCCCGGAGCTGGCTTGACTCGGTGCAGCTCATCGCCCCGCCCCTTGCTGACTCGCTGGCCCCCGCGCCTGCCGACGCGCTGGTCAGCATCTTCAAGCAGTTCGACCCGTTGATCCCCGCACCGAGCGATTTCATCGCCGCGAGCTTCGGCCCGATTCTCGACGCGAAGACGGTCGTGCCGCGGCACAATGACCGCTATTACCACGACGGCACCACCTACGGCGTCAACGAACCGGCGGTCGCCGATTCCGGTGTGGTCGTGAATGGGGTGCCAGTTTCAGCCAATGGTTAGTGGAGCGCTAGCGAGCATGGGGTGCGGGCGAGTCTTGTCCCTGGCCGCGCCTTAAGGACGCGGCCGCCCCCGGGAAGCCGCGGTTCAAATAAAGATGCTGAAGGGGGCGCGGCTCGCCCTCTTAGTCGGAGTCTTATGATTACAATCACCCACGACATTTTGCGGCGGCCGAGAGGCCTGGTCAGACTTTGGGAACATGCGGAGCCCGATTCAAAACTCTTAACGCAGCGCCAGGGGGCGGCGGAGTCTGCGACGCGCGGCCAAAGAAAGGACTCGCCTGCTCGCTCCACGCGCGGACGCGCTTCGCCGGTGTTCGAGCTCGATAACCTCTACGTCAATGCCGGACTTCCGGTGCTCGCGAACCTGCTCGCGGCCGGCACGGCGGGCTACGTTGCCGCCGCGGTGGGCTTCGGCTCAGGCAATACACCGCCGGCCGTTAGTGACACCGACCTGACGACAGCGCCGAAATACTACAACGCGATTGGTACGCATACGATCGGACCCTCTGGCACTGTCGCCGCGGGAAGTGTACTATTCAATTACGCGCTCGCGACTACTGACTACGCGGCAAATCCTCTTACGATTCAGGAGCTCGGGCTTTTCGCGAACAGCGCCGGGCTGGTATTGCCTGTGCTGGTGGGCGGCACCTTTGGGGCCTGGGCCAGCTTGCACGCCTACGCGGTCGGCAATCTGCTAATCGACTCGAACGGTAATACGCAGCGCTGCACCACGGCAGGGACCTCCGGCGCCGCCGCGCCGAGCTGGGCGACCGCGATGGGTGGCACGACCACGGACAACACCGTCACCTGGACACTCGTCGCCCTGCATACCGCGCCAGGCCCGATGATTGCCCACGTCGTCGTGCCGGCGTTTCCCTATGCCGGCGGGGCCAACTATTCGGGAACCTGGACGATCAGCATGTAATTGCTCGGCATGCCGGGCGCAACCGGTCGGCGGCCGAGCCCGCAAAGCGCGGCGAAAGAATACCGTCGGGGGATTCTTCGCCCGTAGAAGGCCTCCCGCTGACGAAAAAGAAAGGAAACGCTGGGACCAGTGGTAGCCGATGCCTCGCTGTCAACGCTGCGAACTGCTCGAATCCCTGATGGCCCATCCACAGGGCGGCCAATTACTCGCCGCGTGGTGGCGGATGCGCCGCGCGGATCCCGCTTTCGACCAGTACTTGTCCGGCGCGACCCTGGCCGAAACGAAGCGGCGTATCATCGCCGACACGATTGCGAACGCGCCAAGTGTGAAGGCGGCCGCGCTCCATCTCGGGCTCAGCCGGACAACACTCTATCGGATGCGGAGGCGCTAGCCAGGTGGGGACGCAGCACTCAATTGAGTCGGCGAGCCGCGTCACAAGCAAATCATGTCGCCTGCGCCTTTCTACGGAGTTAACTGATGGCTAATCCAACCGGCACTGTCTACTTGACCGCCGCGCCCGGTTACGTCTGGGCCGACGGCGACGTCTATCAAATCGCGCAGACCGACCAGGTGGAGGGCGCGGCGACCGGCGCCAGCTTCGGCGGTCTCGGCGTCGACAATCAGCCCCATCAGCTCCTGCTCAACAAGATCGAGCTGATTCACAATCATCAACTTACCGACGAGGCGAATATCGGCGCTATCGCGAACTTCGAGGCGCTGTTCACCGGCCTGATGGGCCCCAACGGCTATGCCAAAATCCCGGTCGCTGACGTCTCCCGCGGCCTTATCCAGTACATCGTGCAGTGGGGAGCTTACTATCCGCCCGGCGGCGTCACCGGCGACGACGGCGGCAAGGTCGCCGGGGTCTTCCCACCCTACACGGTCACCTGGCCAATCCCCTTCCCCAACGCCTGCTACTGGGCGGGCGCGACGATGAATTACACCAATGGCGGAGTCACGGTCACCGCGGACCTTGGCGCCGGGATTGTGAGCCTCGGCCTCACCTCCGGCAATTTCTTCGTGAACCTGTTCAACGGCAATGGCGTCACCGCCGGCTTCACCTGGATGGCGATCGGGTTTTGACTATGCGAAGCAGCAGGGCGAACCACGCAATCATCAGCATCTTTATTTTACGCCGCGGCTTCGCGGACTCGCCCGCACCCCATGCTCGCGCTTCGCGCTCCGCCTTCCGAGCCGCGACACTGCTCGCGCCGCTCGTGAGTGGCGCCGGGCCCGCCCTCTCCCTTGGAGCCTGAACCAATGGCATTGCTCGATTCCTATGGCCGGCCCATTCAGTATGAGATGTTGCGCGAGGAGCAGGCGGCGCCGACCCTCGCCGGTATCCGCAATATCTACTCGATTATCGACTCGTCGATCGGCCTCACGCCGCAAAAGATCATCGGCGTCCTGCGGCAGGCCGAGTTCGGCGACCCCTGGCTTTATCTCGAACTCGCCGAGCGGATGGAAGAGAAGGACGAGCTTTACCAGGGCGTCCTCCATACGCGCAAGATGGCGGTGTCGCAGCTCGAGCTCGCCATCACACCGGCTTCCGTGGCGCCCGCCGATATCGCCGACGCCGAGTTCGTCGAGGAGGTGTTGCTGGACGGCGGTATCGACCTGCACGACGCCATTTTCGAAATGCTCGACGCGCTCGGGAAGGGCTTTTCGGCCACTGAGATCATCTGGGATATCACCGGCCGCAACTTCAAGACCGGGCGCCCGCAATGGATCCCGACAGCGCTCAAGTGGCGCGATCCGCGCTGGTTCATGTTCGACTGGATCTCCGGCGAGCAATTGCTGGTCCGCGACATCCATCGCGACGCGCGGGACATGCCGTTTGGTCAGGGCCAGCCGCTGCTCAATCCACTCAACCTGCGCATAGTCAGTGACGGCGGCGCGAGCCACGCGATCGGCTTGCAGCCCGCTACCGAACCCCTCGCCCCCTTCAAATTCATCACGCATATAACGAAGGCCAAGGCGGGCCTGCCCATTCGCGGCGGACTCGCCCGGGTGGCGATGTGGAACTATCTGTTCCGCAACTATATTCTCAAGGACTTCGTGACTTTTTGCGAGGTTTTCGGGCAACCGCTCCGGCTGGGCAAGTATGGCGCCGGCGCGACCGAGCAGGACAAGTCACTGCTGCTGCAGGCGGTCGCCAATATCGGCACGGACGCGGCCGCGATCATTCCCGATTCGATGACCATCGAGTTCGAGAAAGTCGCGCAGACCGGCGATTCGTCCAGGCTCTATCGCGACGCACTCGAATATCTCGATCGTCGACTGACTATTGCGATTCTCGGCCAGGAGCTGACCACCGCCCTGCCCAATGGCGCGGGGTCCCGCGCCGCGGCCGAAGTGCACGACGTGGTACGGCGCGATATCGCGACCGATGACGCGCGGCGGCTGGCGGCGACGCTGAACCGCGATCTGATCAAGCCGCTGGTCGACCTCAATCGCGGCGCGCGCGTCCGCTATCCCAAGATCAAGTTCGCCTTCGAGGACCAGCAGGAGCTCGAGCAACTCGCGAGCGCGCTCGGGGCGTTCATCGATCGCGGCCTCCCCG